GTGTGAAGTTTTTTGTTTTCGGTGTTTTGTAGCGCGATCGTTCGTATTTGTTGTTGTCGGGAGCGTTTGCGGTTGAGGTGTTGTGTGCCTCGTCGTGCGTTGCAGGGTTTGCAGCTGGGTACCATGCCGTCAGCCCACGTGCCGCCACTATCAACCTCGTAAAGGTGGTCGGCTTCTGTTGCTGGTGCGCGTTTGCACCAATGGCATGTGGGGTTGCCTTCGAGTAGTTCGGCTCTGGCTTTTTTGTATTCGGGTGTGTCGTATTCTTTGGACATGCTTTGAGGGTACAGCACCGCTGGTTTGTTGCTAGCGCCCTTGCTTCGCTGCGGTTGCTCTCGTGTTTACGTCATGCGTGTGGTTCGTGTCCCCCCGCGGTTTAGCAGAAGTACTGCAAGGTCGCCGGATGTTATCGATGTAGGACGGTCACCTGTTCGCATTTATGACGTTTGGACGCTGCTCCATGCTGTTCGTAAACAGCGCGGTCTACCCACGTTTCCGTGTGTTACACCAGCCAGCTGCAACTACTGACGTGGCCATGGTTCACTCGATTGTGGAGGTGCCTAGAGGGCGGGCATCTGCGTGACTTCCACATCCCTCTAGGCAGGCTGGATGTTACACCTGTTTACCGCCGAGGCGCTTCGCAATCAGATCTAATTGACTAGGCCGCCACAAATACCACTCAGCATGGGGCAAGATGTTCAACGCCCATAGTTTCTGTGCCGCACTGACTTTGCCTCGCTCGGTTTTAAGTTCGGCAAAGATGAGGCCGCGGTCTTTGTGGGCCAGGACAAGGTCGGGGAAGCCGGCACCGTCGGAGCGCCATACGCCGTCTCGGACTTTGTGTGGGCTGGGGTGGAACACTTGCCAGCCGTTCATGCGGGCAAGTTTCTCGACGGTGTCTTGCCAGATACGTTCGGTCACGTCATTTGCGGGCATTGTTACCCCCAAACCATAAGCCAAGAATGAACACGAAGCACATAGCCATGATGAATTGCAGAAACTCAGCCATTGCTGACCGCCCTTGTTTGCCATTGATCACGCTCAGCTTCTAACTGCCTTATGCGTTCACGCAACTCAGCAATCTCCAGCTGTAAATCCTCAATCATGTCTCGAGCAGTGGCGGCATCCATCAGAACGGCTCCTCTCCACTGTTTACAGGTGGCTCATAAACACCAGCCTTCAAAGCGTCAACCATCGCAGATGCCTCAGCTTTGGTAATGCTGTCAAGGTTTGCTGGGCGTGGAAATTCGCCAGCCCGCAACAACGACTTGATGTAGTTAATCTGTTTCTCGGATGCAATGCCGTCAGGCTGGGTAATCCGCACCTCAGGCATGCGTTTATCGGTGCCTTGACTCATGCGCTGCACCTTGCTCATCTCTTCACGGCTGGGACGCTTGTTTACATCCGAGCCTGCATAGCCAGCATTAGCCAACGCTCGACCCACAGCTGAAGTTTCACAGTTCTCCACGTGGCTGGTTCTGTTTACATTCCCAGCGCCACGCACCTCTTCCGCGTACCCGGTAGCGACACAAACATCATCCAACCACAGCTCAGCACGGATCACACACACATCAGCACCCGGCATTGAAACCATGTGGGTGATAGTGCGGCCGTTGGGGTGGTCAGCCAGCCAGCGTGTATGTCGAGCCGCCACCGGTTCGTAATCGTCAAGGTTGAAACCCATTAGTCAGTCCCCATGATGTCATCCACGACGCGCATGAAGGCTTTGTGGTGTTCTGATTCCCATTGGCCGATGTCAACACCAGCGGAGACAGTCAAGCTGGGATGCCACGCCGACGCAAGTTCCATTAGTCGCGCAGCTGCTTCGCTAAGCCATTTGTGCGCTAGGTAGTTGCCTGACAGTTCAGCGTCGGTGGCAAGGTTCTGTAAACGGATGGCAAGTTCTTGGTCAGTCATTAGTGGCCGCCTTTGCGTCACGGTTTGCTTGAAGGTTTGCCATGAACTTTTTGTGATCACGCTTGGCCTTGGCTTCCAAGCGCTTTTGCTCTTTAGCGTATGCCGCCACAGCTTGCTGGACTGTTAACAACAAAGCGTCGTCCACGTAGGCGGACAGTTTTTTGCCGGCACAGTTAGCTGCAAACGCCAACGCGTCGTACTCCTGTTGGGTGACCCTGAAAGCCACTACTTTTGTTTTCATTGTTTCTCCCAATGTTTATTGACTTATTTGCCCGATGAAACACGCCAATGGCCTAGACCACCGTTGTCGTACAGGTATCGAGCAACCCGTACATTACATGATGCGTTTGTTAACGCTTTCACGACTTGTTTACGCGGCACCTTACAGACCGCCGCTGTCACAGTAACATAAGAGCCTTGAATCTGTAACAACCCCACGTCGGGGCGACCGGTGGACTTACGTACAGCCGACACGCTCTTAGGGTTGCAGCGGGATTCCCGATAGGCAATCTTGCTGAAAACCTTGGCTGGTAAACCGTGTTTACGAAACAACGGCTCCCACTGCGGGCAAGAACCAGCTGCTGCGTCGGCGCTAGAAACAGATAATGCAGTAGTAATAAGTGCTAGGCACATGATTCGTTTAAACAATCCTCTGTGACCTCAATAGACGGCCCCCACGGCGAGGATGTTGACAGTCGATGATTGACGGTCACTCGCTCGATCAGGCCTTCCGCAGATGTAAACACCTGCACCAATAATTTCCTATCTTCCGACCATAACGGAAGCCAGCCGTAAACAGGTATCACTTGTCGCGTTCCTCATACAGCTCACGGCACAACTTGACCCCCAAAATGGCAACGCCGACAGTGATGGACACCCACAAAATGTCTAAAACGAGTTTCATTTGAGCATTTCCAATCCTTGCTGGGTGATACGACAGACCATAGCCATGACCCCTGACGACGTGGCGCGCATTGTGGCGGCATCCTCAATCAGGCCGAGACGGCGTAGGTCTGAGCAGCGTTTCCAGCCATGCAGGATGCCAGCCTGCGACGAGGCTTCTTCATCGGTTAGCCCCATAATCGGGTTCTCGGCGTAGATGGTAAGTAGGCGCATGGCTTGGGTGGTGCGCTTGGGTTTGATGTGCTTTGCTCCGTTTGCAGACCCGTCTGGATCTGTGTTGCGGAACAACGGCAGGTCGTCAAAGTTTGTCATGGTTAGTACCCCAAACTGCGGAAGTCGTCCATGACGCGGGCGACGATAATTGGGTCGTCTCCCATCATTTCTGCAATTTCTGTTGCGTTTAAGCCCATCCAATACCCTTCAAGTATTGCTGAGTGAAAGTAGTCCATTTCTGGCATTGTGTTTCTCCTGTGTGAACGCCCTTGGCGGCGTGGTCATACTGTAAACAAATGTAAACAGACTTGTCAAGCATTGCGAGGGTGCGAGGGTGGGAGCGGGGAGAAACCGGCACCCCCACCCTCTAGCCGTCACCGTGTCCAAGCGGTCTGACGGCGTTCTAAGGCTTTGGCAAAGATTTCCAAATAGCCCTGTAAGCCTTGCGGGTCATACGCCCAAACTCAGGCGCAATCTCAACATGAAGCCAGCGTCCACCAGCTCCTAACTCGCCGTTAGCAAACGCTTGCCAATCGGCACGATCACAACGCCACGCCCGCGGGGGATTTGCTGAGTAGTCGTGTATGGCGACGATTCCTAGTTTGGGTGCTATGTCGGGGCGGGACAGCCACCTACACGCCTCTACGGCCGTCTGACGCGCCTTGACGGTGCTTCCATAGCCAAGGTCACAAGCGTTCCCTGTGGCATGCACAGACAGGTACGGTTTGCCGTTCATCTGCCTGACCACCCACGTCCCCAAATTACGGAACCGCCAACGACGACGACACAAAAACGACAACTCCTCCAGCCCCGACTGTTTCCCTGTGGCGGGCTGATAACTGCCCGGCTTGTAGGGATAGGGGCGGGTCATTACAGCGTTACCTGCATGACCGAGATGGTGTGGGTGCCGCTTCCGACGATTGCCCACACTTCGTCGTTTGCGTCCAGCTCGATTTGGACATCAGCAGCGGTTTTGGAAACAAAAAAGCCTGTGGTGGTGCTGACGGTGTTGGTCGGCCCGATGTAGAAGTTTTCGTTGGTGGTGCAATTAATCCACACGTGGCGTGGGACTTCGTTGGCGGCGACGATTTTGATGGGTGTGCCGTCTACTGAGTATTGGGCTGTGGAGAGAATCATTGGGTGTCCTTGCTTCCGATGATGGGGTCAACAGGTTTGCCTGATCGGGCTGCGATGCCATTGCCGACGGCGTAGCCGAGGATGGTGCCTATCATGCCTGTGCCTGTGGCTTTGTCGATTGCGCCGATGCTGAGTAGGACGGTAAGGCAGATGAGGCCGACTAGGGCGATGAGGGCTTTAGGCGGGTTTGTCAGCGTCATCGGTGTCTCCTGCTGTCCAGCCTGAATCCAAAAGGGCTTGGTATTCCTCGTCGGTCATTTCACGAATCTCGTCGTCAATTTGAATGTTTGGTTTTGTCATTGTCAGTTCCTGTATCCGTAAACCCGAATAGTCCCGCCCGTCATTGTGCCTGATGCAACGCCTAACAAAAACGATGTGTAACTAGTAGCAACGCGATGTTCGCCATTGTAAATACCATACGCGCTGTCGTTTTGATACATGCCGTTTCTAATTTTTGTGTATACGGCACCAAAAGGGTTCATTAACACAACGCTTACATGGCTGGCTTGGTTTGCTTGAGCGCCGCCAATCCAATCCGCTCGATTATTGTTGTTGTTTACAGCGCCTACAGGAGTGCTGGACGCAACACTGTTATAAATTAACGTTCCAAAATAACCTGTTGTTGATCCACCAATTTGCAAATAAACATCAGTTGAAGCAGACTGTGTTCCACCGCTGTAGGTAATGAGATAATTTTCGTAATTTGCAGAAAAAGCACCCGTAACGGTGACTGTCGAGACACCCGAACCTACGGTTTGTGTTTTGACAAGCCACAGCCCGACAGCGTTCATGTCGGCAGCGGTCAACACCTCACCGGTGACAAAAGATGGGTAACTCATAAATAATCCTTTACCAAGAGAGTTTATTAGTGCCGAGGATGCCGAACTGTGATGAGTTCAAAATCAGGTACGGCGTCAAATCGGATGCGGTCAAATAATAGGTGTAAACAGCGGAATCGGGTGTGGCGCTAATCGAGCAGCCAAGAATCGTCACATAAAACGTAGATCCGCGGAACACCACCGAGGTTTTAGCCCCCACTAAACCCCACCAGAATGTGCCTAGTTCAAGGTTCATGCTGGATTGGGCTTCGGCTTTGCAGCTGATTTCCGACAAGCCAAAAGTCGGGTTGGAATAGATACCTAGGTAATAGTTGGCAAGGTCGGTGGCTTGCGCTGTTGAAATGTTAAAAGTCGAAAGGCGTAATGTGCGGTAAGGCTCGCTGCCGGTGTTTACAACAACAGTGCCAACGCTGTTGGTGTTTACCTCGACCTGCGTGTAATAGTCAGCGGCCAGCGAATCAAAACGAATGTTGTCGTATACCTGATTAGTTGAGTTGTTGGTGGTGTCTGAAAACTTAACCGACAAGTTGGCGTTGTAATCCTTAGGGCGAACAAGCACACCATTGTAACTGCCCCCATCTAGTACGGATGCGCCAATAGATGCCGCCAGCGTGTTAACCCATTCTGCGTATGATCCGCTGACAGTTGAGGCTGCTAGTTGTGGTGCTGGCGCGTAAGCGTCTTCCCAATCAAATTGGATGTTGCTTTCTGTTTTGGCGTTGTCCAGCTGTGAGTCAACAAAGTTGGATGGGACGACGTAATCGTTGCCTTGTAAACGCCCTGCATAGGCAAGTGCGCCTTCAGCGTTAATTGTTAGGTAATCGGCGACCCCAACATTGCTGGCATAAGGAATGCCGTAGTTAACAACGACGTCCGAAATTGTGCCGTACCAAGTGTCAGGGTAAATGGGGTCTGCGCCTGTCCTGCGAACACGAATAAATGTGCCTACAACGAGAGCTGTGATAGGCGATGCGAACCCGGTGGGATACCGCATAACGATGGTGCCGCGCGACGGCTGGAAAGTGTCCTGCAGGGTTTGACGGCCAATGCTGAGATTGACGTTTTGAACGTTTGTTAACGACGTCCATGTAGATCCGTTAGTGGAGTATTGGACGGTGTAACTAGCGAGGCTCACGATGTCACTCGAATGGGAACGGCACCGTTTTGGCGCATGTAGGTACGCAATGCCGCCACGACTGCGTTGGGGTCACCGCCGTTTACATGGATGGTGACGTTGTTGCCGCCACCAGCGCCCATTTCGCCCATGCGGTCAAGCGGGATGACAGCTTCTGGGCCAGCTTCACCAATCATGGCAAGAGTTGGGTTTGTGACGATGCCACCCGCGGCAAGCATTGGAATGTCGGGAATCTCGAAGCCTTTGCCGCCGATGCCGGGCACCCATGACGGCACCTTGAACGACAGTTTGCCGAACGTGTTGTTCCACAGCATGGCGATGCCGTTAAAGATTGTTTTGACAACTGTAAACATCAGCTGGAATTGCGGCACGATAATGTTGCTGATCCACCATTTGATGCCACCAAAAACAGCATCCACGACTTTCTTGAAGCCGTCAAACTTGTTGTACGCCGCCACGAGCGCAACGATGATTACGGCAATACCGGCTGCAATGGCGGTGAATGGGTTGAGAGCCATAGCAATGTTTACAGCCATGATGGCAGCCGCCACAGCTGTTAACGCGCCTGCGACAATCATGAACACGTTGGGGTTGTCTTGTGCCCATTTAGCGAGCTTGGTGAGGTATGGCAGGACGGCTTCGATGACAGGTAGCAAGGCTGCGCCAATGGATTCTTTGGTTTCGTCAAAAGCGACGCGCATGCGTTTGAACTGCCCAGCCGTCGTGTTAGCCGCCTCGGATGCGGCACCGCCTGTGGTGTTCGCCAGCAGACCCATGACTTCCTCAAAAGTGGAGCCATCCTTGATCAGCTGACGGTACTCAGGAGCCAACTTGGCGAGCGCCGTTAAGTTGCCACCGTAAGCCTTCTCCAGCGCCCCTATAACCGTCTCTAACGGCTTGCCTGTGGCGGCACTGATGTCCATGGCCTGTGTGGCAAGTTTTTGGGCTTCAGTGATGTCGCCGGTCGCTCTCGCTAGTCTCTGAAA